CCAGGAACATCTTCGTAAGTCTTTATATTACCTATTTCGTATTTATCCTTTATTGTATGTAACCTCATAAATTTAAATATAAAAAGACATAAAAAAGGGGATGATTTCTCACCCCCTAATTTTTTTTATTCCACTCTTTGTTAGAACTTATTAACTGAATCCAAAGATTACAAGTTAGCTAAGTCTTTTACAAAGATTTTTCCGTAAAATTCGGGTCTTACGATCTTCTTAGCGTATCTTGTCATAACACCTCTACGTGGAGTAAAGTTGTCTGGGTCATACACTAATGGAGTCATAATCAATGGAACGTATGGAGCGTAAACAGCACCAGTCTCTAAGAAGTTAGCTCCTTTAAATCCTAACAAAATTGCGTTAGAAGTCATATAAGGGTTCTTATAAACAGTGTATCTATTAGAGATTGCACCTACTACTGATACTCCAGCAGCATATTGTAATGCATCTTTTTCAGCGTTCACGTGGAAGCCTGGAATAGATTCTAAAATAGTACATACATCTGGAGATGCAACGATAAAGTTAGCACCACCTCTCATTGTTAATTGATGAATCTTATTAGATACTTTGTTTAATTTTATACCCAAAGTCTGGAACCAAGTTGATTTTTGGTATGCGTTAGATGAACCACCGGAGTTCACCCAAACATCATTTACATACTCTTCACCAACGGTTGCTGACCACTGATCTACTGTCAATGCGTTTACTGATAACATATCTAAGATTTCTAAGTCGATTTCTAAAGAGATGTATTCAGATAACATTGAAGTTAATTCAGCTTCTGCATCAATTGAGTGATAAGCATTAAGGTCTTGCGCCAATTCTGGAGTCCACACTGCTTTTAACTTACGAGTTTTAGCAACGATAGATTCACTCTTTAATTCCAAATCTACTTCTGGAATGTTAAGGTTAGTACCTGATAATTGGTTAGCACCACCAGCAATCGGAGTTTGGTCTTCGAAATCTCCTCTATTTTGTGCAGGAGGCTGTGTGTTAAATTTAACAGTTGATACAGTTGCATCATGTGCAGATGCAGATACGAAAAATATTAATTCCGTACCATCATAACTATGCTTTGCAAACTTAGATAAATTTTCTACGATTGAAGCATCAGTCAAACCTATTAATTTTACTGATTCAACATCAACATTTGATAATGCGGATGCAGCAATTGTGTACTTCTTATAAGTGTTTGTTTTAGCCTGTGAAGTGTGGAATGATGCTGAAAAATCATTATCAAATCCAAGATCTTCCCAAGAAGCAGAAGTTACAGTTGCAGCAACGTTACTTGCAGATGAAGTTGGTGCTAATGAATATCCATATTGACCTTCACCATATAAACCACCTTGTGCCAATTGAGTTCTACCAAATTTAGAACCAGTACCATATAAAGAATCACCGGCAGTTTTACCACCTCTTGCACTACCATATTTGAAATCCATAAAGAAAATCAAACCTGAAGGTAAGTTCATTGGTTGTACACTAACGAATTCTTTAGCGGCGATTTCACCAAAAATTCTTCTAACTAATGGTAAAGCCACGCCACTCCACTCTTCGGAGTTTGCGGCAGTACCCGTTTGAGAAGCTTCGCTCAATAATTGTTGAGCTTGGTTCTCTAATAATACGGCCATTGAATGTTGGTCTCTTTCCTTAAGGCCTTCTAACAAACCGGTTTTATCCCATTTGCCTTTCAAACCTCTAGTTTGTTCCAACATAATAGCTTGAGGATTTTTTGCCTCTAATAATGATTTAACATTAAAATTTGCCATTTTGTTTTTTTATTTATTAATTTTATTTTATTACCAATTATTGTTTGATAATACCAGCTAATTTTCTGAATCTATCTGCTGCAGAATTATCTTCAGAGATAATTTGTTTTGCAGGTGCAGTAGATGCTGCTGGCTTTGATGCGTAACTTTCTGTAAGTTTAGTTGCAGTTTTCTTTGTTGTGGATGAACCAAATTTAAATGATTCTGCAATAGTAGTGTAAACTAATTTTACTTCTCTTACATTCTTTGTTCTATCTAAAGTTTCAACAACCTTAGCTTTTTGTTCATTAGTTAAATTAAATCCTCTGAACAATTTGTTTACATATAACAGTTTTGCGTTAAGAAGATTAACTTCATTAATTGTTTTTCTTAAAGAACCGATTACTTTGTATGCTTCTTCTAATTCGGCATCCTTTTCGGCTAATTTGGCTTCATGATCTTCTTCACCATACCCCATTTCAGCAACGGCTACCTTTTCTTCTTCAGCATCATCACCATATCCCATTTCTTTAAGGATTTCATCTAAATCGATTTCCTCTTCTTCTTCAACTGGTGCTTCGGCTTTTGCTTCTTCCTCTTCTGCTACTGAATGTTCTTCACCATGTTCTTCTTCAGCAACAGGAGATTCATCTTCATCTGCTTCTGCTTCTAATTCTTTGATGATTTCTTCGATGTCTAATTCATCTTCATCATCTTCATCATTTTCTTGATGTATTTCTTCTTCAGCTTCGGTGATATCCGCTACTTTTTTAGCGTTCTCATCTTCTGAACCAACTTCTGCGGTTTCAACTTCTGTATCAGGATCAGTTTTTGCTAATTCTGAAGAGCTGTTTGCATCATCTGCTGGTTTAGCATCATCACCTTTACCGATTTCTGAGGATACATCATTCTCTTGTGTCAATTCTACCTCATCTTCTTCTTTCATTTCTTCGCCTTCTAATTCTTCTTGTAATTTTTTAGAGAGCATAGATTGAAGTTTAGGAGTAAATGCTTCTTCAAGAGCGATTTTTGCATTAGCTAACGCGGTTTCTCTAACGGCTTTAGCGTCTGCAATTGCTTCTTTTAACAATTTGCTATTCATTTTAAATTTGTGAATTTGCTTGGACTAATGAAAGTATGTCCAAATGATATTACTTGATTATTGGGTGACCTCATATGAAAAAATGATGAGGTATTCGAATCAATTACCTATAAATATATGAAAGTTATAGAAAACTAAAGAAAATTAAATTTATTTTTTCTTTTTGCCTTTTCAACTTCCAATCTTTTTCTAACAGAGGGTTTTAAATATTCAGTCCTATCTTTCAATTCTTTTTGCATACCTGTTTTAAAAAACTTGTTTTTTAAAACTTTTAAAGCCCTTTCTAAATTTTTTGATTGTTCATCTGATGATAAACCTTTTGCAACTTTGATTATCAATCTTTCCCCCATATTAGGATAACTCTTCTATAATTTCTCTTATTAAGTGTTGCGTTTTACACCATTCACCACATATATCAGTTCCAAATGATTCATTGGTTTTTGTATTTATTGACTCATTTAAAGATTCCATAAATGCCCCCTGCGTAGAGGGATTAGATACGAAATCCCAGCCAATTAATTCAAAGTCATCACCTACTTTTACTTTATTTCCTCCCATAGATTCTACTGAACCCATGCCTCTTGAGGATATCCCTAATCTAATTCCTGCTTTTAATAATTCTTTGAGAATATTACCGGATGGAGTTGGTAGTACTTCAACTATACCCATTAAATCATCACCATTCCAATTCATTTCTCTAATATTATGAGATACATTCTTTAAATTAATAACTGATGATTCTGGATGGTCTAATTCACCTAACGCTCTTCTTTCTTTAATAAGTTGTTCGTATTTTTTACATTCTCTTTCTAATATTTCTTTAGGATAAACCCTACCATTTTGATTTTGTGCATCAGCTCTTTGTAAGATACCTTTAACCAAAACTACACCGTTTTCGTCTTCGTTAAGTTTCCCTTCAAAAAGGTTAGTTTCTATTAAAAGTGATTTCATCTTTAATGGTTTATTTTATTGTTCCTTCATTTGGATATGCTTTATCAACTGCATTGAAAAATTCTTTCTTTTTTTCATCTGAATCTAATTCGGCAGGTGATTTGATTCCAAATTTATCCATCACACCTTTGAAAACCTTTTGATACTGAGTCATTTCTTCCTCCGATATTTCCATTTTGGTTCTCAATTTATTTAAAGATGCAGCTAAATTCATTTTATCTAATCCAATAGCATCAATTACTCTAGCAATTATTTGTAATTTTTGTTGATTATTTATCTTAGCATCTTTAATTTTATCAGTTGCCTGATTAAGTTTAGTTGCTATTCCCGCTGGTATATTTGCATTATTAACATCAGATGCTGCCTCTTTGCGTATTTCTTTTAACCTCTCTGACACTGCTTTAAAATTTTTTTCAACTTTATTAAAAAAATCTTTTTTTTCTTCATCAGATTTAAAGTCCGCAGGTGATTCCACACCATGCTTTTTAAGCATTGCCCTAAAGAATGATTGATAATCTTTTTCTTCTTGTACAACTTCACCAACTAATGCTTTTAATTGTTCTCTAGTTATCTTCATACAAATTACTTTTTAAGATAGGTTACATTTTTACTAATATTCGATAACCTCTCTCTTATTCTATAAATATGGTGATTAGTTCTTTTCCAAAAATTTTCACCTTTCATAGCATTTTCTTTTTTAATTCTACCATACCACTCCAAAAACTTTTCAATCTCATCTAATTTTCTGCGAGTTTCTCTGATACCCAATCCTATCTTTTGATTTGGGGTTAATGTATTATCTAATCTTAATTTATGGAAACGATTTTCAGTAAGGGAAGTATATCCTGTCAAAGATGCCATTCTTTTTACATAACCAGGCTTGTGTTTACCATATTTCGCAAACGCAAAAGGTGTATTATATCCATCTACATCTGCAGTTGTGGTTACTTCTTTTTTTAGCTCTTCATCCTCTTCTTTTAATTCTGAAAGGATTTCTTTGATTTTATTTTTTAATGCTTCTAGCTGATTTGACATTTCGTATTTCCTTTAATAATTCGTATGTAAGCATTAAAACTGAAACTTGCTTTTCGCTATTTTCTTTTAAAAATTTATCAGACTTGAATAACTTAATCATTTCAGAAATCTTAATTTTAGTAACCTTATCAGTTATATCTTTAGATTCTGAAATTAAAGAAGCTAACGCTTTTTTAGTTTCTTCTCCAATAAATTTAGGAAATGTTGATGTATTGGAAACATTATTGATAAATTCTCTTAGCAAACCTTTTTGAGAATCATCTAATTTAGAATACTTTGTATTAAAATTTTCTATTAACAACTTATAAGTCAACAACCTTAAGTCTTCGGATTGTTTTTTAAACTCTTCGTATAATTTATCTTGCGGCTTATTAACCAGTCTTGTATTAGTTACGTGTTCTAAAATAGTATTATTAGAATCAATAAAATCTCTTATTTCAACTTTTCTACCATGCGTTTTACTATCAAAAACCTTATAAATTGAAGCTAATAATTTATAATTTTGTAAGTTTGATGATAAAAATTTATCTAAATCGTATGATTCCTTAATAATTTTTATGAGATTATATTTCTCTTTAGCTAATTTAGATTCATCTAATTTTTTTCTCTCCTCAATTACTTCCTGAAGAAATAATTTTGCATCATCAGTTGTTGAGAATCTTTCCTTAACAATCCAATTATATAATTTAAGTTCTTTTGCTAATTCTTTTCTTGAATTAAAAAACTCCTTAATAATTTTTTCGGATAGGTTTTTAGTTGAATTGGATAATACCTCTTGGGTAATTTGTTTTACCAATAATTCAAATAAAATAGCCGTATTTTTAAACTTTGAGTGTTTAACTTTCATTACAAACGCCTGTTTTTACTATTATATATGTAAATATTTACATAATATAAATATTAAATAACTTAAGATTACCTATATTTTAGGTATCTGTTAATATATTTTTATCATCTAATAGTGAACCACTATCTTCAGATAATGGATCAATATCTTCATTTAATACCTTTTTTGAACCATTTTTGTTAGTTCTATTTTGTATTTTTTTTCTTAAAGCATCTTTCAAAAATTTTTCTTTTTCAGATACGCTTTTTAGTTTAGATACCAATCTTTCTTTTCTAGTTTCTCTTCCAAAGTTTCTAGTGATATCATCTTTACCTAATGGGTCTCTACCAAATGCATTTTCATCAGTTCCACTATCACCCGCTTCTGCCGGTCTTCCACCTTCTTTACCGTTTTCTGCACTCGTTTGAGCCTTATCTCTTACAACAGCCTCTCCTTCAGGTTGTGGAGATGGAGGGGTTTCTGGTTGCGATTCTTGTTCTTCTTTTTTCTCATATGGATCTTCCCCCTCACTTTCTATCTTATTTAAACGATTTAAATCAAATGTATCGGTTACAACTTCTTCTTTATTTTCAGAAATCTCATCATCAGAAAGTTTAAATATATTTTTATAAATCCAATTATTTGAAATCATTTTTAATGCTTTCATATCACTCGCTAACCTAACTTTTTCTGTCCATAGATTTACTTTTTCTTGTTCATAAATTGTAGATGGGTTAGTTAACTCTAAATGAAAATCTACTGAATCCATTCCCTCAAAACCGTTAGCTATTAAGTGTGCAATAGCGATTTGGGTCAATTCTGAGATTACTACTCTTTGAATTCTTTCAATTGTTCTGGCAAAACGAATATCTTCTGCTGCTAATGTAGCTTTACCATTAATATCTTCTTCATATCCTAAGAAGGCTTTTGGAACTTTGAGTGCTGCAAATAATTTAGCTTTTAGGTAATCAATATCTTCTATAGCGGAATAATTTAATCCACTTAATGTATCAATTTGTGTTCCACTATCACCACCTCTCACCGGCATAAAGAAATCTTCGGTGATATTCATCATATTATATTTAAGATTATAATCTCCAGTTCTTTGATCTTGAAATGGAGTTTTTTTAATCTTATTAATAATTTTCTGCATATAATTATCAACTTCTTGTGGAGGAATACTACCAATATCAATTTTAAATATTCTTTTTTCAGGTGCTCTCATAATACGATGTATCATCATAGCATCTTCCATTAGTGTAATTTGTTTCCATAATTTTCTTGCGTTCTCAATCATTGATTTACCATAGGGTAAGTAATTTGTATCAGAATACAAACGAAAGTGAGCCATCTCATAGTTATCATATTCCTTCTTGCCTAAATAATCTGGATCTACTGTAAATTTAATACCGGTTTCATTTCTATTTATTCTCGAAGGATCATGAGGATTTTCAGTTCTTTGTGTATGATAAACTGATTGGGGGAATACGTTTACAACTCCCTCTCCTTCAACAATTTCTAAAACTAAAAATTGATCTCCATACTTAGTTAAGTTTCTAATCCACGGCCAAAGGTTGAACTCAATGTTCATTATATCGTAGAATAAGTTGTGTAAAACCTCTTTGACGTTTTGATTAGAAGTTTTAATTGTTAATACATCACCGAATTCATTTTTAGTTGTAGATTCATCTGCGTAAATATCTAATGCAGAGGAAATAATTGGGTCTTGATCCATTGAATCATAATCTAAAAACAATTCTCTCCTAATTGTTTGATATGATAATTGACTCTGTAATGCATTGTATTGATAACCGGTTTGTAGTTTATAAAATCTATCTTTAATAGTTTTTAAATTAGATAGTGATTGATTACCTTCAGTATCTACAACTTTCGTTCTCCCATCTTCTCTCTTAACAATGACGTTAGTAGAGAATAATTTTCTTAATCTTTCGAAAAACGAATTTTTATTTTGTTCTGCCATTTTATTTATTTTCTATAATTCTTATAATCAAATTACCATTTCCTTTCAAAACTCTATGAAACTTATGATTTTTTATTTCAATTTGTTTTCCTTCTATCAAATCTATTGGTAATTCATCATCTAATTGAACTTTCCAATCTTTTCCTCCCAACACAAATATCTCCCTATCTCTTTCATCCTGATGCCATAATAATTCTCTTTCATCAATATCTCCTTTAAATAACCTATATTTTTTTACATCATTTATAATAACATCCAAATACTTTTCACCCATATCGAATATATAAATAATTATTTAATTTTCAAACTATTTTTACCAATATCTGTAGGCTGGCTCTGATAATCCTAACTGTTTTGCATATTTTGGAAGGTTACACGCCCACCATCTGGCAGAAGTCTTATCTTTTTCGGTATCACAATTATGCCTTGCTGCAAAAGCTTTACTCGCTTCTAAATCATTTATTTTTACCTTTAGACCAGTTGTATCACCCCAAGTTACTTTTTTAACTTTATCACCATCTTTTACATAAACATAGAATTTTTTAGGGCCACCTTTTTTGGGTTTATTCAATTCCACATCCTTTCCCTGATGTTCTGCTTCTAACATAGGAAAATCTAACCAAACTTTATCACCTTCAAAAATTCCACTTTCTCCTAATTCAGTTTCAACAATAAACCATTTATCTTGTGCGTTTTCTAATACTAATTTATTTTCTTTATAGAGTTCTCTTGCACTCCTAAACATTTCAAAATATTTAGCTGAACCGTATCTATAAATAGATTCGTGAATCGGAGTATCCATTTTTTGATGATATCTTAATCCTTCATTTATAGTTTCAATATTTTCTGATATAATTTTCATACATATAAATATTAGAATAACCACCTTATATCCTCATTTTCATCTCCGATATTTATTTCAAAAGGATTTCCTCTCATTCTTTCATTTGCTGAACCCATTGAGAACCCTGTTGTTGAAATTGAATTTATCGCTACTTTTGTTAAATCCATTCTTTCTTGTCTCAAACGAAGAGCGGTATCTCTCACCCATAATCCAATAGAGAATGCCATTACTAAGTCATCATTATATCCTCTCATTGCTTCGGCTCTATTAGTGTACCATATAAAAGTAAATAATTCATCTATTAATCTTAGGGATTGAACCACCACTTCTTTATTTCTAAAGTACTCATCTAACTTTGATATGATAAGTGGTCGTGTTTTTGCTGATGTTGTAAATCCTGCCACTTGTCTTTTTTCTTCCGCATTAAATTTATTTGTATATTGTTTTTCAATATCAATATACTTGTAATCTTGTGTTTGATAGTATAGGTTTAAATAATTTCTATCTATAATTTGTTGAATTACTGCCCAACCAATGTTAGCGTTTTCAACTACTATCAATGCGTTATTCCAATCAGTTCCTACACTTACTAAAAAATTACCATAATCTTTAGTTTCCATTTTTCCTCTATACTCAGCAACCTGTACATTATTTACAATATCAAAAACATGAAATGCAGAATAATCCGAGCCATCTCCTCTCGCCACATCGGCTACAACCATATATGATTTTTGATAATCTGGATATTCCCATTTCCAATAATTTCCATCAAATCCAGACTTTTCAATTGGTTCTTTTACAAATGTTTCTTTATACCACATTAATAATTCTGAAGCAATAACAGTATCACCAGATGAAATAAAGTCACAATCACATTCTTGAGCAGCTAACTTTTCTCCCAATACTTTTGTTTGCTCATCTCTCCATCTTTGGTCTCTTTCTGGATGAACTGACCAATGTAGATAAATTGGATTGAATTCATTTGTTTGTTCTTCTGCCCCAACCCATTGTTGGTGAAACCAGTTACCCACACCATTCGGTGTAGAAAGTGCAATACAACTACCACCTGTTGATAGTGCAGGAGTTGCAGATGACCAAATTTCTACAATATCTGGAACGAATGCTGCTTCATCTATTACTAATAGAGATAAGGCTTCAGAACGACCGGCATCAGGTGAGGATGGAATGGCTTTTACTTGAGAACCATTTACTAAACGAAGCGATAATTTGTTATCTTCCTGCGTAGCTACCTTTAACCAACTAGGTAAATTATCATACATTACCCTTATTTTCGTAACTAGGTTTTTAGCAACCTCTTGTTTTATCGCAATAACTAACACATTGTAATCCTGATGAAATATCATTTTCCACAATGAATAACCCGCGGTCAATGTTGATATACCAGTTTGACGTGACTTTAAAACGATATTAAATCGATG